TGATTGGTGGGCAATTTGTTTTCCAAGAATGGATGTCACCTAACGACTACGCTTTTCTGGGAGCTGTTGCTCAGGGGATACGTGGAAAGTTTGAGGAGATAAGTTCGGATGATTGTCCTATAATTACGAAGGACGAAGTATGGGATAAAGTCGAACTACCAATGACACGGGAAGAAGAACTAGAAGAGACGTTAAGAAGACGCTAACAAACTAAATGAACATTGAAAGAAAGAAACAGAATATCAAACAGAGCAGAAGATTTAACGAAAGACCTACAAACTTCGTGGCTTTGGAAATGGAAGCAAGCCGTTAATAACAGAGAGGCAAGACTAGAAAAAACAAAAGACGCTATAACAGGAGTACGGGAATGGCTTAAACTATATATGCTCGACCTATTATCTGCCGTGGACATAGAATGGAACATCAATAGGATCAGAAGAAGATTATTTGGAGATGGGAAAGAACCACCAAAGCGTAAGTAGGTATTTACTTTTCCTTGAAAATATGTTAAGATACTTATAGTCATTAACCCCTCATAACATGACAACAAAATCACAAAGGAACGCCCATCTCTTTATTATTGCACTTGGGTTGTTCGTAGTTGGAGTAACATTTACTGCTCCGTTCTTATCATTATTTCAATAACAAAAAACAAAAATGAAAATCGCAATGAATTACGTTAAGTATGGATTGCTTGTTATCTGTGGACTCATTATTGGCTCTGTCGTGCATTCTGTATTCGCAGATGATATAGAGTTACCAATAGCAGAGAACAATCACGAGGAGGCCGTAGGATTGCTCACAGCGAGTGATAACAGAATGAATAAGCTTATAGAAAACATGGAAGCTGATATTCAGGAGATCAGAAATGATTATGCTCCATACATTCAAGACGAAGAAAAGGTGAACAGTCACGCAAAAGAATTAGTTTGCAAAACCGAATCAACGTTAGCTACTGTAAAGTTACAAGCTGGAATTGACGAAGAGATTGAATTAACTCCAGAGGATTATAAAAGATTATCAGAAAAGAAACTGTGGAAATGTACTGAAGAAGTAGAAGAATCTACAGAAATAGACGAACTGCTTATTGAGGCTTGTTCTAAACACGCAAGTAATCAAGAAACTTGCCCTAAGATAATGAAGGGAGTTTTCCAAGCTGACTCTGCTCAATGTACTCAAGGAGTTGGTGCAACTAACTTAAACTGTGGGAATATACGCCCTGGATCTGGGAAGTATGGCGATCCAGATATTCAATGGACTGTTAATAACAACTTTAGGAAATATGAATCTTTAAGTGATGGAGTATTCGATAACGTAGCTTTGTATGCTCAACTATACGAAGGTCAATCCATAGACTATATGCGCAGGGTGTGGGCCAGAGGTGGTCAAGGATGGGCTGATACAGTTAATCAATATGCTAACTCTTAAAACATTTTAACCCCTCTCAAAAATGTCTATCCCACGATTCAGAAAACACCATCCTGATGATGGTCCATGCTACGATGATCACATACATAGTGGTCTTGATAGAAAAGTTATCCCTCGATATGCTGTGGATGCTATTGATCCATTAGCTGAAAGATTCCATAAGCAAGGGCATATAGATCCTCATAACATAAAGAAACGATGATCATACTTAGTATCGATTTAGGAAAAACCTGTGGAATATCTGTATGGTCTACTTCACAAGGTATTGAATATACAGAAGAAGTAACTATAAAAAGTTTATTAGATCTTGATAAGAAGGTTAAATACTTGATTACCCGTTGGATACCCAATCTAATTCTTATCCCTTACCCTACACGTTTCTATCGAGTTATCTTAAACCATTCTAAACTAATGGGAGTAGTAGAGCTTGAAGCAGAAAAGAAAGATACTCAAGTAATAGAAGTTCAAGATGGCACTTGTAAGAAGAATGTACTAGGTAATGGTAGAGCCAAGAAAGAAGATATAGCTGAATACTACAAAGATAAGTATCCAGAAATAGAATCAGAACACGTACTCGACAGTATACTATTCACTCATTGGTACCTTTTGTCAACTGACCAGGGAGATATTTCTTGACACTTTAATCGGCAAACGCTATCCTGTTTATAGATTATGGCTAAAACACCCGAAGAAATAAAGGAATATAAGCGAAGATACTACCTTGCTAATAAGGAGAAGTTAAGCTTAAGGCATAAAAAGTATTATGACGAGAACAAGGATAGGATTAAAAATCAAACCCTAGCCTATTATTATAAGACCAGGGTATTAAAAGGGAGAAGTGATCCGTGGAACAAGGGGATGACCATGTCTAAGGAGTATAGGCAGAAACTAAGCGATGCTCATGTTCTTAAAGACGAAAATAAATACAGAAATAGATTTGGGAAAAGAGAACACAGAAGGATAGTAGAAGAGCACATAGGCAGGGAATTAAGACGTGACGAGCTAATCCACCACATTAACGGCAAGCCAGGTGACAACAGGATAGAGAACCTATTCGTATGTGATATGAGCACGCACAAGCTTATTCACTTCAGGGGAGCTTCGACTCGAGAAGAGTGTGAAGCTATATAATACTGGACTCTATACTATTTATCGATTCATATTTAAAAGAAATAGAAGACGGAAATTATATATGAAGAAACATACTAAAATTTACTGCAAATTCTTTGGGATTGGTGAACAAGACTTTCCTATCTGTGAATGGTGTGGAAGAAGAGAGCTTATTGATGTTCACCATATCAACAATAGAGGTATGGGAGGCTCAAAAGATAAGGATTTTATAGAGAATTTAATTGGATTGTGCAGAGAGTGTCATAGTTCAGCTCACACACACAGAATATCCAAAGATGAACTCACACATAGGCACGAGTTAAAAATGATGTATAAGGCCTCCTAAAGCGCGTATTCCCTAGACTATAAGTTGGCGGAATGGTTTAGGAGGCCTATTTAATAACGTCGTATTATTTTTTAAGGCTAATTTTTCTAGCCACACTGTCTGCTACTCCAACTCCTGTAGCTAATCCTACTAGTTGAGTTAAATGTATAATCTCTTCGCCACCTATAAGACCTTTAGCCTCTAGGTAACTTAGTAAGATGTACGCAGCTAATCCCCAGAACTTCTTTGATAATAGGACTGGTAGATTTTCTTTTAAGAATTTCATATTTGTAAATTTATAAAGTAAATTTCTTGTGCGTTCCTTTCCAATTTAGTACATATTCAAGGAAGTCTATATATCCAAAGAACCCATTGCTATAATCCATTACCTCCCATGAGAAGATATCTTTATCACTATCTTTTAATAATCTATATCCTCCATGAAAGTGTGGAGCTGTTGAGAAGCCCGTATTTCCCGAATAACCCATTAAGTCTCCAGAATGTACGTGACTACCATTAGGTTGTATTATGTCGCTCATGTGGCCTCCTACGAACTCTGAAGCCTTATAAGGATTCCTAATCTTAAAATGTAAACCATATCCGTCTTTACCAGAATCCTTTACTTTTACTTGACCATCCATCGGTGCGAATATAGGAGTACCCACTGGGATACCCCAATCGATACCATTGTGACCAGTCATACCCATAGCTTCGTACCAGTGTCGAGTATCTTTTTCATTGAATATCTGTGAAACTTTCGGGCGAATCTGAATCCAGTTAAGGACAAATGCTGCCTTGTTTTGAATAGGACAAATAAGCATACTAAACTGTTATTTGATAAGCTTCTAAAATCAAAGGAAAATGCTTTGTATCGTTTTTCCTTTTGAATTTAAACCATCCATTATCGGTGCCAGCTGCTTTCACTCCATGTGAATTAGCAACCCATATAACGTCTATATTATGTTTGTCTCCACATATACCTGCCATTGCATGATGTACTACTCTTTCGTAATTACTCAATACTCCGTCATCTCCTACTGTACTTAACTTTTGAGATTCCCACATACAATCTAAGATCAAGGGTTCACCTCCTATTATCTTTGAATATGGATTTCTACCGAATAGGTAGCGATTCCTATAACTATAAAACAACCTGCCAGACTTAATCTTGTAGTATTCTTTATTCTTCTTACAGTACATTCCTTCGCTTTTAAGAAGGTCTATAACAAAGCTCATCTTCTCATAATCTCCTCTAGGGTGAACAACCTTAAGTCTTTTGTAGAACTTATAGTAATCTAGGTCTAGCTTCTTGCCGTATTTTTCAAAGTATTTTAGCTCGAAGACGTGTTTAGTAGCAGCAGATTGACATGATCCACCTTTCTGTTTGAAGATCTCGTTGACTAATTCCTTCTTTCGTTTATACATAATCGAGTGATTAAAAGCTAAATGTTTTCTTTTTCTTACTAGATGCTTGTTCTGGCCTTGCATATTTATAATATCTCAAAAGCGTTTCTGTAGGGATTCCCGTAACGGGTTCTTGTAATAAAGACATTATGCTCAACCAATCGCTTGCATCTTTTTCTTTCTTTTTTGCCTTGGTCCACGCTTTAGAAACATCATCAAACAATGGATAGCTAAATAAACCCTCTCCATAGTAATAATCTTTTCCTGTAAGTTTTTTTCTAATTTCAGCATAAGCATTTTCAGCTGCAGCGTCGAGCAATGGTAACGCCTGAAAAGGCTGGACAAGAATGTTCTGTAGGATATCACCAGCAACAGTGCTTTCTTCTTCTTCAACTTCTGCACCAGTTATCATTTGCCAAAGTTCTTTCACTGCAATCCCAGCTAGTACATACATAATAGGAGTATAGATTGAATATAAAACAGTATCAGCAGCAAACTCTTTTGGAGTTATTTGTTTATTTAAGGCCTGAATAGTAGAGTCAGTTTGTAACCTTAATAACTGATTTGTTGTATTTTTAAATCTAAAAAACACTCTATGAAAAAATCCCTTTGCACGTTGTGGTGATGACAAATTGGCTGAAGATCCAGACTGCTGGGTCTTTTCTGTAAACTTTTCTAATTCTTCTGATGCCTTTTTTATATCACCATGTTTAGACATTTCATCTTTTATAATAGGGTAGCCATTTATCATTATCGCTGTTACATCACCACTTCTAGTTAGAAGTGTTAGATATTTAGTCAAGCTCCCCATCCCCACTTTTAACTTATCCGCTCCTCTTATAACTTCTTGTAACGCCTCTGAATAACCTTGTTTAAAACGAGACCTGATATATGGAACGTTGTTCCACATATAGTCAAAGGTTCCCTTAGGATTCTTTATAAAATCCTTGTTGTATTTTAAATAATTTTTTATACCAACTTTCCTAGTAGAATAGACACTAGATATAAGCTGTCTAACAAAAACAGTTGGGGATCCAATCTTAGCTTTTACCCAATTATTCAAAGCCTTGTTCATAACACCAGAAAACACATCAAGCCTTTGAGTTCTATAATTAAGGGAAAAAGTATCTATATGCTCCATCAAAGTATAATAAACTTCGATTCCATATTTTTCTTTTATTTTTCTTTCAACAGCTTCATTGGTAAAAAGGTTTTGCAACTCTTCATATTTTCTACTAACAGTCTTTACGTGTTCCGCCTCTGCAATATGTTTCTGTAACTTTAACCAAGCATTATCTGGAACTGGTTTTACGCTAGAGCTTTTAGCCCTTTCCTTCATTGCGCTAGGAGTTTCCCCCTGGATCCTTATGTCGTCATAAAAATCAGCTTTATACTTAGAAGTGGATGGCCAATAATTTTCAACAACACCCAAATCTCTTCCAGTTATTTCAACACTTCTTTGGTTTAAAACATCCCTATACCCCTGTGCTTCCTCCATTAACGTATCAGCTAGTTTAGCGTCTTCAATAGATAGATTCTGCAACAACGCTGTCACCTGCTCTTCTCCAAAAGTATTGTAATATCTATCTTTAATTAGATCATTCTTAATAGCATTATATATATCCATTAAAGAAAGCTTGTTTATTTCTATAGTCCCTATGCTATCAGTTATCTTATAATCTGGTGAAGCAAGGTCGTTTATTAACTTCTTGTTTAACTCCCAATCACTTTTTAAATTATAAATCTGCTTTGTTTTAGCAACTATCTTTTCAACTTTTTCTCCAAAATCATTTTGCGTTTTAGTTTGAAGCCTTCCATAATCATACTGATCTGCTATCTTTTTCCCAGCTATCGCATTTAAAGCTGAATACAAATTAGAAATTGAACTAACGTATGCAGTTTTTAGCTGCTTTAGAACAGGCAAACTAGGTTTTTGAAGCTCCATGTTCTCTAATAACTCATCAACCTTTTGTCTTTTTTCAATTTTCTTAATCAAGTCATCAACATTCTTAGTCATCTTTCCAGACATTTTTATAGTCTTTATGTCATCTAAAACCTTTTCAACTAAAGCCAGCGACGACTTAGCTCCATTCGCCTTAAGTGACAACATTCTTATTTTCATTTTATCGAACTCTGATAAATTTTCTGTAGGAGAAAGCTTTAAAACTTCTTGCGCCTTTTCTTTAGAAAATCTATTTATATCTCTCAGCTTTTCTATAACCTTATTGCTCTCATAATCATATTTAGCAACTCTTTTCTGCCCTTTCTTTATAGGCTTAGTATATTTAAGCTCTCTTTTTATTTGCTTTTCCAGTCTCTTTTTTTCAGCAAACTCCTGAAGTTCCCCAACTTTGTCTACTGCTCTTTTATAGTCCTTACCAGTTTTAGCATTTTTAATAGTAGCTAATAGTTTTCCCCGTTCTCTTAGCGGAATATCTTTAGCAGACTTAATAATTTCTGACTTTATCTTTTGAGCCGCTTTTTGCTTATCAGTTATATTCCTTATGGTTTGCATACGATCTATTCTCTTTTTAAGCTTACTAGCTTTTACAGAGGTCATTCTCCTTTCAGAACGCAAGGCTGCAACTTGTCTCCTAGTGGGGATCTCTTCTATAAAGTTTATAGCTTCAGCTTCGTCTATGCCTAAAACTTCCGTAACCCTCTCAATAGTAGTATTTGCGAAATCACGCATCGCCTTTGCTTCAGCTATTTCTTTTTCTATCTTAGCAACCTTTTTTTCTGAATATCCTTTTCCAATTGGAGATTCTGGAATCTTTCTTAGCGTTTCAATATCACCAGTAGTTTTTTCTAAGATTCTATTTAACTTTCTAATAACATTTAAATCTTCTCTATCAAATTGTTTTAACCCTTCGTCTACAGCCTCTATCTCTCCACTAAGCTCTTCTATTTTCCTTGTACTCTCTTCGTATTCTCTCGATGTTTTTAAATCCATATCTTCTATTACCGCTACCTTCTCTATTCCTGGTCTTTGACTTGCGTCTCCTTCTGGTCCACGCATGAAAGCCATTACAGGCGATTTAAGGACTTTATCAGTAAGCTTCGGTGTCATCTCTACCTTGTTCCATGTAACTCCTTGTTCATCAGTAATCTGTTTAATACCGTATTCTTTGTTAAGATATTTAGCCACGTCTTTTTCATAGAATTTGTAGATAGGATTGGAAGTGTCCACTTTTCCTGATATGTCGAAGGTTTCAGCAAAATTATTTATGTCCTCTAGTAACTCTTGTTCATTTTTCCCTGTCCTGCCTTTTGTCATTTGCCAAGTCTCAAACTGTTCATCATATTTCTTTTTAAATTCAGCTTTAAACCTTCCATTGTCTAAAACTTCCGTAATTACCCACTCATCTCCTATGTTACCATCTCTCCTGATTATCTGTCCTGGCGCATATTTAGCCCCTTCGTACTCACCCATGTCCATTAGCTCTTTTAATGGAAAGCCTGTTATTTTCCCTGAATCATGCACCACCGACCAAGTAGTTGTATCCCCCAACCCCTCAATCTTCATAGCTGTTTCACCTGTAGGGAATAGGACTGTCTGCTTTCCATCTTGAGCCGCTCCCTTTATTTCTTCTCTTATTATTCTTTCATACCAGATGTTTCGGTAGGGTTGGAGTTGCTGTTCAGCCTTCACATCGTTACTACCAGACCTCAAGCCCTTCCCTTCAAAAAGCGATTCTATATTAACTCTATCAGGATCAGCATTAAATTTTGTAAGGATAGCCTGTGCCTCATTTTCAAATATGAAAAAATCTTTTTTTTCTAATTTTTCTATCTCCCTTATAGCTTCTGCATTTTTACTAAACTGCTCTCCTTCCAATCGCCCCTTCTGAAACAAGTCGCTTTGTAGTTCTATTATTCTACGGGTATCTCCTGGTACGTCTTCTATTCTGGTGTGGGCGAAGTAATTTTCAATATCTTGTCCAAAATGAATCTGCCCTGCACTTGTTTGAATAGGACTACCATAAACAGTTTCATAATAATTTTCTATTTCACCTCTTGTTTCGTCAGGCAATGTTATGTTCTCGTACCTATCAAAATTATATTCACCCCTATTGGTCTGAACCTTTGACAACACTTCTTCCAACGGCAATAACGCCGTCCTAACTTTGTTCTCAAACTCTGTTACGTTTATTTTGCCTCCTTCATATTCATCTAAAAATCCACGAATCATATCTCTTTCAACCTGTTTAACCTGAGGCTGATTAGTCAAATCTTGTATGAATTGTTTTGATACAGTATCTCTTCCTTTCAAGTCTTCTAAAATCTTAGTAGTAGGAACTGTGTCGGGTAACGGAGCTGGCACGTCTATTCCAGGTCTAGCTCCTTTAGGTTTCAATCCACCGTAATAAACAAACCTGCTTTCTCCAGGACTCCAACCTAACGCCTCATTTGCTAGGTCATAAGACTTACTATTAGACTTAGCTTTAAGAAGCTGAGTCATCTTTTCCGTATGAGCCTCTTTAGGAAACCAGTCTTTAATAGTTTGTTTCGCCCATTTTACAAACTCTGTTTTCTTTCCAGTGATAATATCTTTAACCCCCGTTCCTTTCACCCTAACCACTGGCTCTCCATTTATTATCTCTCCTTTAATCTTTTCTCCTTTCTTTAAATCCATAGCTAACTCGTTGATAGCTTGGAATGCTTTTGAAGGCGTAGCAGGCTTTTCTCCTTTAGCTATAGATTCGTGTAATCTCATTCCCTCTTCAATAAGAGGTCTTAGTTTAACTAGTTTTTCTCCTGTCCAAATTTCACCAGCTTTAGCTGTACCAGTTTTTAAATGTTTAGCTATTCTTCCTGTTATGAATATACCAACTAGGTCTTGCCCTAAATCCCATACTTCATTATTTAGTCGCAAGTCTTGTTTGTAATCTTTTGTTAAATTATCCAGCAGTTCATCGTTCTCCATCTCACCATAAAGCTCTTTATGCTTTTTAACATCTTCTACATACTGTCTACCTAATGCTTCTCTATGAAAATCTTTCATATTACCAGTCAGCCACCCAGCTACTTCCCATATCTTTTCAAATCCCTTCTCTGGTTCTGGTAAACCAAAAGCTTCAAAAGGAGTATCAACTCCAGTTAATGCTGTTGAAAATGGTAAAGCTGAAGCTCCTAATAACGTTTTTCCAAGAACTATAGAAGTAGAAGCGAGTCTTGTTTTATCGTCTTTTATTTGACTAGCCTTGTAATAATCTTCTCCTAGCTGTTGAGTATGCTCTATAGTATCGGCTATTCCTCCCCATGCTTTTCTACTAGCCGTTTCCCAATACCATGGAAATGAACCTTCCTCGTTATGAGTAGGGAGTTCTTCCATGTTTCTACTGAAGTCTACAATACTACTAGCTATGTTATTAGCCTTATCTACGTAGATTTTCTTAGCATTGTTTATAAAATTATTAACAGTGTCTTGAGTGGGAGAAGGCAAAACACTACCAACACCTTTTGTGGCACTTATCAAAGCTTCTCTCTCTGCGCTTCTAGCTGTATCATTTTTAATAGCCTGATTTACAAACGGAAGCATTGTATCCTTCATCAAGGAAGACTCCTCTTCTTTCTTAGCTTTAAAAGACTCTCCTTTGTTTATTAAATAATCTGTTAGGTAACTCATAATAGATATTTTATAGTATTCATAAATTCAGTATATTCCTCATCTCCGTAATCCCATCCTTCATCGTCAAATTGAGATTCAAACATCTCTTTTTCATTTCCTCCAGAGCTTACTTTGTTTGCATATTTAAGTAATTCAGTAGGTGGGATTTCAATACCGTCTATTGTAACTCCTTCTTTCACATTCGTTAATGCACTAACAGCGTTCCAATCTCCTCTTAGTTTGGCTTGCGATACCATTGTATCATAATCAGATTTTTCAATAGATCCTGCTGCTACCTCTTTTAAAATACTAGAGTTGTATCCAATAGATGAAACAGCATCTGTAAACCTTGAAGATTCATATTGAGCAGCCTTTTTATAAGGTTCCGATACTGTTTGACCAGTTCCAGTAGTTCCTAAACTAGAATCAAATCCAACAAGCCTAAAGTCTAAATGGGCTCCACTACCTCCACTTGTACTAATGCAATACCCCCCATTCCCCTGTACTCCTATTGCTTGCCCTACTCCTATTTTATCTCCAACAACAACGGAACTACCTCCATTATTGAAGTGAGCATACTGCCACTTCCTTCCGTATCCATCTGTTATTATGACTCTTTCTCCCCATCCACTTTTAACCCCTGGATTCGGATCAGGAATAACATCGGTAACAACTCCAGAAGTAAACGACTTAACGGTTCCATCGTTAAACGTAATGTCATACCCTCCATGAGTAGATCTACCTTTTAAATATCCAACCTTAGTATTAAAGTTTTGAGTAATGTTATCTGCAAACAAATCTAATGCAGCTCTAATGTCTGAAAAGGCCCCAGGATCAACATCAGGTATTCCCATCTCTGTGTACTCACCATCATAATTATTCTCTAAATCCTGATAAGAAGTTTCTTCCATAACTCCAGAATAAAGTCCAACAAACTTGGCTCTCTCTGCTGCATCAGCCAAAAGCCCCTTAGCTTCATCCTTACTAGTTACACCGCTTAATATAGAAGGATCTATTCCCATTTGACCAGCTATATTAGCTATTGACCCCATATCCGCCCCTCTATCTATTAAATTAAATAGAGTATCCATGTTGTCATTAGTAATAGATCTTTCATATTGCATGTAATCTAACCAATATGTTTTTTCCCATTTCTTTGTATCAATAGTTTTTATACCAGTATCAACTACGTTTCCGTTCTCATCTACGGCATGCATAGTCCCCATCAATCCACTTAATTGATAAGCATTACCAATAGCATCTTGTGCTTCTTGATAATTCTGTTGATACCAAAACCTTTCTTCTGTTTTCTGGTCCTGCTCAATCTTATACATATTATCTGTAAAGCTTGTATAAGCTTCCATTCTTAATTTGTTCTTTTCTTTATTATCTAAGATCAACTCCTTCTCTATTCCTAACATCTTTTCGTTATATGTAGACTCAGCAGTAGCCTTTTTCTCTTCTACGTTTAACGTAAGTTCCACTATTCCATTCGCATAATTGTTCATTATAGATCGCGCCTGAACGTTTAATTGAGAAATGCCATAGTTATACTCACTTTGTTTAAGTTGTAGCCTCATATCAGCAGCATTGACCGCTAGAGCCATTGTCTGTAGTCCTGCACTGGAATCTTGAGCGCCAACTGCATATAATTTAGCTTTTAAGTATCCTTCAAGCCTTGATCTATTATCTGTTTCTTGTTTCATCCATACGTCTTGCTGTGTCTTCATGTAATCTCTCTGAGCTTCTACTGATTCTAGTTGTAAGTCCTTAGACTGCTGTTGAGCTTTAGCCATCAAACCTTCATAAGTTGTTGGCATAAAATCTTTACCTGAAATAGCTTTATCAATTTCTTTCACAGCTGTTCCACCATTCCCGTATACCCTTAATGATTCTTCAAAAGTTGACATAGCATAATTCGCTGATCTTTCTAAGAAATCAGAAACAGTGGGATCATCTGCTATCGCCATACTTTGACTTAATAACATTACCTGCATTGCTTCTGAAGAAGTCATTGTATCAAGGTCTAATCCTAGTCCCTCTATCATCGTCATTACAGAACTACTACTCATATTAGAAATGTTCTCTAAAGCTTCATCTGCTTGTTGTGTAGGAGAAGCTGATTCTGTTATATCAGTTGAATACCCTGCTCCTGGTGAAAACTCTGGATCTGGTAGATCAGCTTGTGCTGCTTGTCTTTTTTCATAATTATATATCTCTCTCGCTATTCCCATATCAACATTGTGCATTTGAGATACTTGCTTGATAGCCTCAAATTCATCTGGACTTTCTCCTGTAGCTGGTTGTGGCGCCTTTACAGCTGTTGTCTCTTTAGCTACCTCCGCTCCTTCAGCTCCTTCTTTTACTAAATACTTCTCCATTATTGGAGTAAAGTCTGTCTCACCATTCTGTTGAGCCTCTAGCATTTCAGATTGAAACTGTTCGTTAGTAATATCTACTAATGCTCCAGCTTGCTTCTGTATCATATCTAATTGCTGTCTAACTGTTTCTGTTTGCTCACCCATCATCTTTTGTAGATCTTGGAATGACTTTCTATAAGTTTCTGATTGCTCTTCAAATGTAGCAGCTAATTCTCCAGAGAATGTTTGGATATCTCCTATGACACCTCTAAGCTCTCTCATCTCAGCCGTATATTGAGACTCAACTGGAACGCCTTCATCATTAGTCTTAACAGTTGCAGCTGGTGCTGTTGTTGGTGCATAGTCGTCTGCTGTATACCTACCAGTTCCCTGCTCATACTCATATATTGACTTAGCTATACCCATGTCTACATCTTGAGTCTTGGAGATCTTTTTTATCGCATCAGCAGCAGATAAACTTGGACTAGAGGATCCAGTCATTAAGGCTTTACCAGCTTTAGCTACACTCCCATATTGATTATATGCGGATTCGGGGACTTGAACCGTTGATCCATTTAGAGTAAATGGAGCTGTGTATCCTTGTCCGCTATCAGTGAATACTATTCCTCCTATTTTTTTAGTTGCCATATATTATTAGTTAATTATCTTGTTTAGTATTCAGTTACTATCACGACTCCATCAGCTCCAGCTCCTCCAGTTCTGTCATCATTATTGTCTGCATTTACAGCTCCACTTCCACCTCCACCATAAGCACTCCCAGCCTCTCCATTTGCACCAGCTGTGGTGGCTACATACTGTCCTTTAGTAGAACCGCCTAGAACTGTTCCTCCACCATAAGCACCAGTAACACTAAAGGTTACGTCAAGACTTCCAGTTCCACCATCGTCCCCAGCAGCATTTATATCTCCACCAGACCCAACACCACCAGCAGCTCCTTCGACTGCTCCAGAAGTTGCAGTTCCACCACCTCCACCTCCAGTAGCTTGCAGGAGAGCACCGAAAGAAGAAGTCACTCCAGCTGAACCAGTGCTCCCACCAATACCACCAGCTCCACCTGTTCCAACGGTTACAGCCTCTGTTGCTCCAAGAGTTGCAGCAGCTATTACTTCTCGTGAATAACCACCACCGCCCCCACCTCCAGCAGCATTGTCATCATTTGTAACTCCACCACCTCCTCCTCCACCTCCGACTACCTCAACCACTACATAAGACAGTCCAGCAGGCTTTGTCCATGTATCGTCAGAAGTATAAACATTTACGTTAGGAGCGGGTAAGGTAATTAAATCATCATTTATATATCCTCCAGTATCTATTTCAACAAGTTTTCCAGCATCACCAGCTATGTTTAGAGCTGCAGCCGTAACAACACCGTTTCCAACATCACAATCCATATAAGAATTAGCACCTGCTCCAGATATATCAGTTCCTGAAGCTCCTGCAGTAGTTACAGTTATTGCACTTGAAGAAGTTTCATCAGCTGATGAAATCACAATAGCTGTCCCACTCCACGTACAAGTTTCTGTGCTTCCAGTTACCGTCCTAATTCCTGTCTGCATAACCAATACTACGTCTCCCATGCTTGTGACTGAAGAAAAATCAAGCCCAGTTACACTAACTGCTCCTGCATCAATAGTCATTTGAAACGCCCCGTCTGTTACTGCAGTCCATAGCCCAAAGGTTGAGAACACGTTTCCGCCAGAAGTTAAATAGGCTGGCGTATAAGAATTATCTCTATTTGCAATTGAATCTAGCGTTGCAGCGTTAAAAGCAACATCTATGTTAATAGACTCGTTACCAGAAGGATTAACCAAGCTTTTTGTAACAATAGCTCCAGCCCCTGATGATACTGTTAGTTTAGCATCAAGGTAATCAGCAGTAGTGTCTGCACTAGTAGCTTGTATTGCTCCTTTTGCACTCAGAACTCCTCCTGTAAGATCTAAACCCTCTCCAGCTGAAATTGACCCAGTCCCAGTAAATGGATTCTCCGATACTCCATCTGGAGCATAAACAAAGATATCACCAGCTGCATCATATTTAATATAAGGAGGTGTAGCATCAGCATTATTGAAATACCAATAAATATCTGAATCTGTTTCATCTCCGACTCTAAATATATTAGATCCTGTCGCCTCTGCTCCTCTAATAATTTGGTTAATAATCTCTGTATAAACGTGTATATCTGCACATCCTATCTCCCTGTTGACTGGATGTTTGTTACCAGTGGCTTGTCCTACCAAGTTACCGTATTTGAGAACGTCCCTACCTATAACAGTAGCTCCACTCTTCGCTACGTTAATAGTAGTAATTCCTCCTGATGTAGAATGAGAACTAGCTAATATAATCTCAAAATTCTCATCATCTTTACTAAGAGTGAAAACTAGGGTATCAGCTTGTGGTTCCCTTGCTACACCAGTCTTTTTATCCTCAAATTGAGCATATATCGTATCTGATGTGGAAGTTACACTTTGCTGTACTATTCTTCCAACTAAGGTTGTTTCTGATGATTGTGGATTTGTGAGTGCCATATATTTATGTTAAGTAGTTTTTTGAGTATTGACTCGATCTCTCTTAATAAGAGTAGGCAGAATTTCGTAATCAATACCAATGAAATCTATTTTAAAAGGTTCTTCTGCATTACTATTCTCTAGGGTTATCTGTATCTCAGCTCCTTCTCTAATATCTCTATCAAAGTCTAATGGTGCATAGAATCTTTTAAACCTAGTTTCTGATGGAGCATCTCCACCTAGCCAAGCATCACCCTTCCAATTATCTCCTATGTAATTAGAGTATGAATTTCTAATTAAAAAAGTATTATCAATCTCATACTTCTTCTTAGTTCCGTCTACGTCTACTGTTATATAAAACCTAGTAGCTGAATCCATAGATCCAATAATATCTATTCTCTTGAATCTCTTGTATTGGATACTCGTTCCGAACGTGAATACCTTAGAAACCCATTTCCTTGTATATCCATCTCCATCATAAGAATAGCTCTCATCATTGAACTTATAAATCTTTTGACTAAAGTGATCTCCAAAATACAGTTGCTCTTCATAATCCTCATCTCTAGCAGTAGTTAATCCACCAGGATAGAATCCAGTTCTTAATGTCCATATCTTCCATGTTTCATCGTATACGAATGTTCTTGATGGAAATTGATCTGTTCCATAAGGAACTGATAACCAATACTGTTGATTCTTTTCGAAGTGAGCTGATCTAGCTACGTTCCTATACTTCTTATTAGTAAATCTTAAACTTGGTTCAATATCTTTACTTAAACTTAATGGTCTAGGTAATCCAACCTCGTCTATTCCTTGCTCTGATCCTAATCTCATAACACCTCTCTCACTCCAATAATAAGAATCTGATCCAACCTTTTGTACTGATAAAGGAGCTAGGCATCCATAAGGACGTTCATATGGCTCTTTAAGAGGCGTAGAGAGATTAAATGAGTCATCATAGGTAAACACAACTCCTTGGTTAAAAGTCCGTGTAATGACCGTTATACGCTCCCCGTTTACTGATAGACCTGTGATTATATCATTAAACTTGATTGTTCCTATCCAGCTATCTTCGTCCTCTATATCTGAATAATGTAATATATTCCCAACAGCTATAAACAATCTCCCCATAAAGGGAACCATTATATAACCTTTTGGAGCTGTTCCACCTATTGGATTCATTGGATTTGTAATATCTACCTGTTGTGGAGTATTAACTCCCCCTGATGTTCCTACAATAGCTACTCTTTCAGCCGTGTTACCAAAATAAGTTGTTCCACCTATTTCACTAGCTGCATCCCCATAATCTCCTAAATCATTCCAGGCTACATTAGTTGGATCAATGGAGTAGTGATGATCTCCAGCACTTATAAGTAAGTACCTCTCATCATCATCTTTATCATAATTGTAAAGATTCCTGATTCCATCCGCTCCAACTCCTTCTGAAAACAATTCATACCCAGAAGATGTGATAAGTGATCCTTCACGAGTAGCTTCCATATTCTCCATAACTGTAGCATCAGCTATTCCAGCATTATCTTTGTTTGGCTGAAGATAACGTGGATCTACGTTTGTAACTAATCCTTTAAAATTGTTGATATATAAGTATCCCATTTAACGACATTTATCATAATAACCGCCAGTTTGTCCCAATAGACTATATCTGTCCCAACGGCTTTTTAGTTTTGATCCTTGCTTAACTCCTCCTGGATTTTTAACGGCCAAGTATGTTTCCGCTTTCTTTTCTAAGTAAAGTCTTTCTAATTCACGAGCTTCATCAAACAACTTAGCTTGCTGTAGAACTCTCATAGATGATCCATATGCTACACATTCATCCCATTTACTGCTTAATCCTGATTCATCTGTTGATACGGTCATGGTAGTAGGATTCTTAACGTATCTACAGTCAACCGCTGTTTCAGTAGTAGGTTTAATCATTAACTTTCTAGTATCATCATCTGGATCGTAATCTTCTGTCCAATAATAAGCTGCTGTACTAGATAGCTGATCAAAATCATCTGGAACGATATATGTGTATATATTTGATTCAATCCCCGAAGTTCCTGTTTTCCACAGCTTTGTCATTCTAAAATAATCAGCAGGGAAATCCGCTTTACCACTAGCAAATGTTAATTGACCAGTAGTAGAAGGTCTTCTGGTAAACTCAGGAATATCATATTCCTTAAGTATCTCAGCGATAGTATCATTAGCAGCTTGTAATTTTACTTCTGGAGTAAAGAATACCTCGGAAGTATTAGCAAGCTTCTGCTCTATCAAGTTGTCATAAGTGTCGAATGTAGACATATAATTATAGTTTAGTTTTAATTTCTTCTAGAATTGTAAAGATTTGAGCTAACTGTGTTTCAATTCTTGCCTGAGTAATGTCTTGCTGTTGGTCTGAAGATTCAACAACCCCCATCCTAGCCTCGAGACCGTTGTACCATTTAGTGCAATGTTCATACTGATTCTCCGCTGTAGCAAGGTGTGTATAGATTTCAGCCCTCTCATCCATTACCCACACAGTCATTGAAATTATAAAGATAGCAACAGTTGCTATAGTCCCAACCTGGATTTTAAGAGCGTGCTTCTTTAGAGTTTCAGACATAGTTATTGTATGTAAGGAATAAATTTAAAGTTTCTTAACTTATCAGATGTAGTCATGTAGGTTGAAACCATCTTACATTCTGTGTGTACTGAGTTAGTAACTGGATTAGAGCCAGTAACACTAGCATCTATCAAAGTATAATTCTTTCCATCATCTGTTGAATAATACATAGTGAACTTATTGCTCCTATCTCTAGTTATCTTAATCTTATACCAAGTATTGTTGCTTAAATAACCAGTAGAACTCTCAGATAAAATACTAGCTGAACCATTAGTTGAGAGAATTAAACGAACAGACTCTACTGATGTTAATGTAAAATAATATCCATTCTGTCCTGCTGTTGCATAATCTCCAGGAATCTCCGCTATAAATCCTACACGGCTAGAATTCCCCTCAGCTCCTTTATAGAAATCAAACTCCCATGTTCCATATGCCTGATAACTTGGTAATACTAATGCCATTGGCCCAGCATTACATGTAAAGTCTTTGTTGAAACCATCATATGCATTTACGTCGATATTTCCAAGTTCTCTATACCATCCAGTATTAGTCACGTATCCATCAGCAGCTATTGGGGCTATGGTCTCGTTCCATCCTTTACCATCTGCTATATAAGCTTCAGTATATTTTGGCGTACCGTCTAATTCACATTCGAATATCTCTAGCTCATCCCATTCTGCGTAACCAGCACTGGTTGCGCTAGAAGACCAAGCAGCTTTTGTGTTGTCAGCAGTCCAGATTATGTCAAAGTATGTCCAGTCTGTGATTGTTCCAAAGTTAGTTTTAATGGCTGCTCCAGCTCCAGTATAAATCTTAGGGTCAAACACTCCGTCTCCTTTTGCATATCCTCTAAGTCTATATGTTTTTCCAACCTGGAACACAGCTTGCATTGCTCCAGGACTATTAGAACCGTTATAAGCAACTCTTAGTGCCTGTCCTGCAACTCCACCAGTTACCTTTGTAATAGTCGCACTGTTTCTAGCCTCCCATCTACCTACTCCAGCCTCTTCGCAATCTCCGTCAGGTAAGAAGTTTCTATAATTACCATTACTCTTGTAGTCTACTATGTTGTAAGGTTTACTTGTTAATTCTTCTTCGGCAATCTTTGCAATATCTTCATCTGAAATAGCCGTATTGTAAACAGTTATAACTTGGATATTCCCTTTCCAAGCATCACTACCAGCACTTTTTGAGCCAAGATATATCTTTGCATCTGTTAATGACAAAGCTGAATAAGCTCCTGAATTAGACAAAGAACCATTGATATAAATATATCTATTAGTTCCATCATACTTGAAAGTTAGATGGTAAATCTTACCGTTTTCCAATGCATCAGTAGTGGCTAAATTTCCACCCCAGTTATCCAATAAAACAGTGCCATCATCATTAACAGTCCCAGAAAAGAAAGCATTAGCAGACGTATTTCCTAGTCTGAAAATTCTTTTATTGTTTCCGTTACCATTATTCTTATTTACAATCAAAGCTGTAACAGTCATTGATTGATTCCCAGTAAGCCCTACATTTGCATTAGATGCAGAAAGAGAACTAGAACCATTACAGAAAAGACTACGAGCAGGTGACTTCTCAAAATAAGAATCAGTTACACTCGTAATATCATTTGTACTAGTTTGGTCTGCAAGTGAACCCTTACGAAAATCATAAGAGATTACTTCGTTTGCCTTGTATTTATCTCTTATCATATGTTTAAGTTAGCGAATGCTTTATTTGATAATTCCTTTATCTGTGTAGGAGTGAGTGCTTGTTTAACTGCGAACGGAAACTTCATTGCCCCATCTAAAGGAGTCGATGTATAATTAGTAGCACGAATCCCCACCGCTGTACTTGTGGCATTATGGGTAAGCCCTCCGTGCCAACTCGCCAATCCATATGGCTGCTCTACTCCATTAAAGTATATCTTGAACCCAGTCGATGCTTCGGAACCATCATAAACACCCACTACGTGCGCCCATTGCCCTACTTGTGGGAATGTATTTGAAAACCTGTAGTTGTGGTAAGCCCCACCACCATCATTAAGCTCAAGCCCTATCCCATTTCCAGCAAGAACAGTTAATAACCAGTTGTTGTCACTTTCCATTATGCACTGTGTCCCCAGCGAATCAAGGCGCATAAGCCCTCCCACTGAAATTGTTTCAGTAGTAGCGGCAACTATTACAGGGGCTGGCTTCTTTAAGTAAACAGCTCCTGAAGTAAAATCTACCCCGTTATGCTCTAGTAAATCTGGCTCTGCGCTTCCTGCGCCATCTCCCCAATAAACATTCCCAGCAGTCCCGATATTCTCTGTCACCTCATCAGAACCATCGTCAAAATGACTTCTGGCATTAAGGAACATCTCCATCTTTCCTGCATCCATACTTGTAAATGTGTCGTTCTCATAAACATCTACAGCCTCTTCTTCTGTTATTGCCCTGTTACGAATAGTCAAATCCTTCATTGTAAATGCACCGTAAGCAGCATTTGCTCTTCCTATTTCAAAAGGTCCAGTATTAGTGATGTCGGCATTGACAAAGGTTGTTACCAAGCCGACTGAAGCTGCTCCATCTACATAGAACCGTAAAGTATCACTCCAGTCTCCTGAGATAGTAATGTCATATTCGGTATTCGCCGCAGAGATAACCCCTGTAGCAGAAACACCAGAAATCTTAATCACTCCACCTACCAAACAAAACATAAATATCGATCCATTAACGTCCCTTCTTATATACCACCTATTATTTGCGTCCCCCCATTTAGAGAAAATATAATTCTGTGTGTCTGCTGATGTAAAACTAACCTTGAAGTTAAAAGAAAAGTTGTCAGCACCTAGATTAGCTATGTCACCATAACTCACTAGCTGACTAGAACCGTTCATGGTTACCCCATTGCTGATAGTAGGTGAGCCTGTTGCAACTCCACCATTATCAGTAACATAATCATCGTTGATGAAGTTCTCTCTAAACACTACGTCCTCTGATGGTCTGGAAGCATATTTAAGCCCCATATTGTAATTGGTTAAATGATACGAACCTACCCTTCTCGTCTCTTACCGCTTGCTTTACGTGCTCTATAGCGTGAATCCTCATATGTTCCGCTCTACTCATTACCTCGAGATTATCAATGTTGTTATTTGTAAAGTCTCCGTCTTTGTGGTGAACATCCTCAGAAGCCTCCAGGTCTCGTCCCAAGACTTTTCCCACAAGTTTTCTGTACAGAGAGTTCCTTCGCCCCTTGTAATCATCACCAGCCCACCTTGGATTCTTTTCTCCTGTCATATTGTTTTGAGGGCGAGCCTTAATCATCTCTTTGAACTCAGGTGTTCCCTGTTCCAGTACTCCGCTAGCATGCCTACGCTCTTGTAGCTTCTGCTTGTGTTCATCTGTACGCCATTTAGCAGTTATCTGCTCCCTATTCTCATTGTAATAAGCAGAAGTCTGTGCCTTAATTTTATCTTTATTCGCCTGGTAGTACTTCTTGTCATTCAAAGATTTGCACTCTTTACACCAAAGCCCTTTCACACCAAAGCTAGGAGCTTCTTTAGCCTCCTTACAGATAGAACAAGTTTTGGTCTCTACTCCTTTTAACATAATTATTATTTAGTTACTTCTACTTATTCAACTACTTCAGGAGCAGTAAGTTCTGCTATCTTAGCTAGCCTAGCCATGTCAATCTCTTTGATTTGACCGTAAGAGAATCCTTTAGCAGAAACTTGCTTCTCTCCATCCATTTCTACTCTCCTAACTGTCTTACGTATTTCTTTGTAAGACTTACCTGCAACCAAGCCTGCAAGTATAGCTTCTTTCTCTTCCAGTGTAGGTTCTAATAGATTTAACTCCTTAGCTGGAGCCACTACAACTAGGTCTTCTAGCTCCTTGCCTTCAAAGACAGTGTCTAAATTTTCCATGTGTTTTTGTTAATTATAAAAATGTTAATGTTGACCCATTTATTGGATAATACTCAAAGTGTATCTTTACATCAAAGTCTATAGGGTTATCAGTTGTAGTAAGGTTCAGCTGAATAAAGGTATCCGCTCCATCCTTCTGCGTGATTATGAATGGTCTTCCAGCCTTTTTA